AGCTTCCGGGGACACGCGAGTGGAGAAACGCATGGCGTATCTCTGATGAACTGGCAGCTTAAAGGAGCAGAAAATGCCGAAAACTTACATCGTAGACAAGGACGGGAACCAGATTGACGCTTCCACGGCTACCGTTCCATCTGATCGTCACTTTCGCGATGCATGGTCATTGAGTGGCAAAGTAATCTCTGAGGACATGACAAAGGCCAAGGAGATCTTCAAAGACAAAATCCGTGAGGTTCGTAAGCCCCTGCTTGATGCAGAGGACGTAGTATACATGAAAGCACTCGAGGCTGACGATGCGTCTGCCAAGACTGCCTCTGTAGCAAAGAAGAAGGCACTGCGTGATGCACCTGCTGCATCTGCAATCACTAACGCAGACACGATTGCAAAGCTCAAGGCAGCTTGGGACACATCTGTACTAGGTGATAGCCCTTACGCATAGGGAGTAAGAGATGGCGCTGACCAATCTCACAAAAGGTACGGTTGTCGGGTCAGAAGGTGGCTCGGCAACCACTAACCTTGCTCAAGGGCTGGCGAAGATGTGGTTTCATATAGTAACGTCAGACGCGTCTATTCCAGACAGCCTCAATGTTAGCAGTGCATCAGATAATGGCACCGGCAGTTTTACTCAAAGCAACACTAATAACATGAGCAACGACGACTACGCATTCGCCGCTATGACAGGCAGAAAAGATAACGGTTCCGCTGAAACGGTTGCTGTTTCATCTAGGAAAACTCTTACCAGCGGAACTAGAACACATTCTTTTACCGATGGCGGTAATGCAAATGACAGCTTTGCGTTGTTTGGACAGGTGCATGGAGACCTCGCATAATGCCGTACATAGGTAAATCTCCAGAATTTGGTGTTCGCAACCGCTTTGTATATCAGGCTACTGCCGGTCAAACGAGCTTCAGCGGGTCAGACTCCGACTCGCTAGTGCTGACATACTCCGACAGCATGTACATGGATGTGTACCAGAACGGTGTGTTGCTGAAACCCGGCACTGACTATGCGGCTACTACCGGCACGACGGTTGTGTTGGTCACGGCGGCGTCCCTAAACGATGTTGTCGAAATGGTAGTGTACGATGTGTTCTCTGTTGCTGACAGCTACACCAAGTCGCAGTCGGATACACGCTACCCCTTCAAGGGCAACAACAGCATCATCCGCTTGAACGGTCAGACCATCAGCGCAGACATCACGATTGACAGCGATGAGAACGGTGTGTCGGCAGGGCCGATTACGCAGAGTGCTACCGTCACTGTTAACGGATATTGGAGCATCGTATGACCAGCGTATTGAATGTAGACACGATTGCTGACAAGGCGGGTACGGGTCCGGTAGGACTGACGAAGCAAGAAGCTACCAAAGTCCGTATACGTTTCAATGCAGGTACAAGTATAAATGACAGCTTCAACGTAGCATCACTGTCAGATGATGGAACGGGCAACTACCACTACACTTTTACAAACAATATGTCTGATGCAAATTACACCCACGTTGGTATGGGCGGTAATGTTGGCATTACAGATGACACAGTGACAACTGCTCTTGCAAACATCGGTGCTTTTAATGCGTCCGGCAGTGCTGTCGATGATACTCGTATGAACGGCCTTTGCACAGGAGACCTCGCATAATGGCAAGCGTACTCAAAGTCGATACAATCACAGGGGTAGCCACGGCTGGCTCTATTGCGGTTACTGGCGAGGGTAACTCGACCACAACGAATTTGCAGCAGGGGCTGGCGAAGGCATGGGTACGATTTAATGCTGATTCCTCTAACAGCATAAACGACAGCCTTAATGTTGGAACAATTAGAGATAATGGAACAGGGCAACATGGCCTTACTTTAACTAATCCGATGAATAACACAGACTGGGCTGTTGTATCTACTGGCACTGCAGCCGGTACCAACGGTGGGACTATCCAGCTGGACTCTAGTGCATGGATGGGTAGTGGAACTTCACCTTATAGGACTACAACAGAAGTTAACTTGAGAGGTATTGATAATGATACTTCTAACAATGATGACCATAAAGACGCTAATGTAGTTTGTTTTGGAGACCTCGCATAATGGCTAGTGAACTCAGAGTAAATACCCTGAAGGATGCCAGCGGGAACAACAGCGTGGCTATGACTTACGTTGCGGAGGGTACGGCGAAAGCGTGGGCGAATATTACCACTGCCAGCACCATAGGAATAAATGACAGCTTTAATATATCGGGGGTGGTAGATAATGCTGCGGCTCAAACGACGTATTCATTTACCAGTTCTTTTAACAACAACGATTACTCTGCATTAGGAACGTCTGGAGATAATGGACTTATAGCAAACTTCCCGCAAACTGACCACGCACCGGCAACTGGGTCTATCAGAGGAATCACAGTCACTGACCCCAGCACTACTGCGGACCCCGCTTCGCAAGTAAATTCTGCTATGTTAGGAGACCTCGCATGAGTAAAGCAGCAGAACTCGCCGCACTGATTGGTTCGCAGACGGCGTTGTCTAACAGGAACCTGATAATTAACGGTGCAATGCAGGTGTGGCAAAGAGGCGTTGCGGCAACAACGGTTGTAGACGGGGCATATCATTGCGATAGGTATAGTTCTAACAATGGCACTGGTGGTGCCTACACCACTGAACGGTCTACAGATACACCTACAGGTACAGGTTTCTCTTTGAAAGCCCAAGTTACAACGGCTGACACAAGTCTTACTGGCACTCAGTATGCTTTTATAGAACACAACATAGAGGCACAAAACTTACAGTCACTGCGGTATGGCACATCTAATGCGAAAAACATCACATTATCTTTTTCGGTTAAATCTAGCAAAACTGGAACATATACTGTTCTTTTAAGAAAGCTATCTGGAACAGATTGTCATCTTGTGCATGAGTATACTATTGACAGCGCAAATACTTGGGAGAGAAAAGAAATAACAATTTCTCCCACAGCGGGAAGCACTTCTATTATTACCGCTTCAACGGGGGCCATAGCTGCTGACAATGAGAATGGACTTCAAGTAGGTTGGGGTTTTGCTTATGGCCCTGATTACAAGACTGCAACAAACAATACTTGGTCAACCAACACTAACCACTACTCAACATCCAACCAAGTAAACTGGCTGGACAGCACTTCTAACAATTTCTATTTGACAGAAGTTCAGCTTGAAGTCGGCGAACAAGCCACAGCGTTTGAGCATCGGTCCTTTGGCGATGAGTTGCGTAGGTGTAAAAGGTATTTCACCCGCATGAGTGACACAGATGGCCTTGGTAACGATGGTTTAGCCTTTGCTGGCCTTATGGCAAATACTGTAGCAGCCAGATTTGCTGGTAGAGTATTAATGCCTATGCGCACTGACCCAACTCTGTCTGTAACTAATGACACACAGTTTTTTGTTCGTGTTGGTGGGGGCAGTTTTGCACCTTCTTCTGGAATGAGTTTTCAATCGCATGACAACGGTGCTTTTATCATTGCTTGCAGTTCTTCATCCAGTCAAACTTCTGGGAGTGGGGTTACTATAGAATCTGAAGGCGCTCATATAGATGCCGATGCGGAGTTATAAAAATGAATACTATGAACATCACATCAGCGCAGTATGTTGAAAACGATAAGGGAAATAAAAACACTATCAAAGCAACGATAGATGGCAAGGTTGTTTTTGTACCTTTAAGCACAGCCAACCGCCACTACGCCGAAATCCAGCGACAAGTCAAGGCCGGTACACTAACAATTGCTGACCCCGCGTGATTGCGGGCGCGGACTAATTTAGTTACACTGACTACAAATAGAAATGGTGGGATAAATGGCTTCTACATACACAGCCAACCTTGGCATAGAAAAACCCGGTTCCGGCGAACAGGCGGGCACTTGGGGTACGACCACCAACACTAACTTTGATATCATTGATGCAGCAGTTAACGGGGTTTTAAGTCTACCTGTCTCAGGAAATGCAAACCTGACAACTACTGACGGTGCCGTGTCAAATGGCGGGCATAAAGTTTTGCTGCTCACCGACGATAGTTTGGGTGGCGCTGCCACACTCACCATAACGCCAAGTGATCAAGATAAATTCTATCTTGTACAAAACAGCACCGGTCAAACAATTACTTTTCAACAGGGTGACGGAGACGGCGGAGGTGCAGGCGGGTCGAACGACGGAGAAGTTTCACTAATCAACGGAGAAACAGCTTTTATTTTTGCCAACGGCACCGGATCAAACTCTATTGTAACAAAAGTCAATGTGGGCGCAAAGCTGGGTGACAACTTAGATGTCACCGGCAAAAGCATTGTAACAACTTCCAACGGCAACATCGTCCTTGCGCCTAATGGAACAGGTGACGTTCAGGTAGACGCGGATACTTTTCGTGTGGGTGACACAGACGCGGATGCAACCATTACCACCAATGGTACGGGCGATTTGATTCTAAGAACTAATAACGCCACGACCTCTGGCACGTTTGTCATAGCAGACGGCGCAGACGGAGATATTACCGTAGCGCCCAACGGCACCGGAAAGTTTACGATCACAGGTAGCAATATTGTTTTTGAAGGTGCTACCGCTGATGATCACGAAACCACATTTGCTATAACCGATCCCACCGCCGACAGAACGATTACATTCCCTGACGCATCTGGGACCGTGGCTCTTTCGGCTGACGTATCTTCAGCCGTCCCGCCGGGTACAGTTCTTGCAACCGCTCGGTCCTCGGCCCCCACTGGATATTTACTATGTGACGGTGCGGCAGTAAGCCGGTCTACTTACTCTGACCTGTTTTCTGCAATCAGCACAACTTACGGGACGGGGGATGGCTCAAGCACATTCAACCTACCCGATTTGCGTGGCCGTGTCGCGGTTGGTAAAGACGACATGGGTGGTTCGGCGGCAGGAAACATAACAAATACCGGCAACTTGGACGGCGATGTTTTGGGTGACACGGGTGGTCTCGAAACGCACACCCTCGACGAGGCGCAGCTTCCAAGCCACACTCACGGCTCCGGTTCTCTTTCAGGATCAGGTGGTATAACGCTTGGGGCGAACACTGGCGGTGTAAATACGGGCGCTGGATCGGCAGTTAACGCCGCTACAATTACAATTTCCGGCAGCACAGGCTCTACTGGCTCTAATTCCCCTCATAACAACATACAGCCAAGCATTATTTTAAATTACATGATTAAAACGTAGGTGAGATATGCCGCTTACCAAGCTACAATTCAAACCGGGTATCAACCAAGAAGTCACCTCTTATTCTAACGAAGGTGGATGGCGCGATTGCGATAAGATACGATTTCGCATGGGGTATCCAGAAAAGCTTGGTGGGTGGGAAAAGTTGTCATCATCAACTTATCTTGGTTCCGCTCGTGCGCTGCATAACTGGATCGCGCTTGATGGCTCGAATTACCTTGGCGTAGGCACACACCTAAAATATTACATTGAAGAAGGTGGCGGATTTAACGACATTACTCCACTCAGGCCTCCTGACCCTAGTTCTCCAGATACCTTACAAACAGGGGCCGGTGATGTAACTTTTGCCGCCACGAATGGCAGCACAACCATCACTGTTACAGATGTGTCTCATGGCGCTGTTGAGGGGGACTTTGTTACATTTTCTGGCGCGGCGTCTCTGGGCGGATTAATTACTGCCGCAATCCTAAATGCAGAACATCAGATCGTCAGCATTACTAACGCAAATAGCTATACGATCACCTCTAGCGTGGCGGCTGACTCCAGTGACACAAACAACGGTGGGTCTAACGTTGTCGGCGCATACCAAATTAACACAGGTCTTGATACTACAGTTGGCGGTACGGGTTGGGGGGCAGGTTTATACGGCGGCGTGGCGGCAGGCGCACTAGAAACAACAATCAACGAAGGCGGAACGTTTTCTGACTCTGACACCACTCTTACGGTGACAAGCGGCACTGGTATAGCTAATAACGACTTTATTTTAATCGACAACGAAATCCTGAAGGTCACTAACGTAGCCACAAATGATTTAACTGTGACACGCGCCCAGTCTGGTACGGAGGCATCGACTCACGCCAACGGCGCTACCGTGACTTTGATTGAGGGCAATGCCAATGCGGGCAATGATTACTTTGGTTGGGGTGACGCGGCATCTGGAGGCTTGACAACCACCACACAGATACGTCTGTGGTCTCACGACAACTTTGGTGAAGATTTGTTGATAAACCCGCGGGACTCAAACATTTACATTTGGGACAGGACAAATAATTTAAGCACTCGTGCGACTGAATTGAGTCGGCGGAGTAGTGACGCTCGTAGTGTGCCTACAAAAGCTAAACAAGTATTAGTTTCTGACACAGATCGACATGTCATTGCTTTTGGTTGCGACGACATCAACAGCAGTTCTTCAGAAAGATCTGGAAACGGGGTACAAGACCCCCTTTTAATTAGATTTTCGTCACAAGAAAGTTCTATTCTTTGGTATCCTGCGATTACAAACACCGCGGGCAGTTTGAGGCTGGGCTCCGGGTCATCTTTTGTGCAAGCGGTTGAGACCAAACGTGAAATACTTGTTTGGACTGACACTTCTTTAAATTCTATGAAATTTATTGGTGCGCCATTCACCTTCAGTCTTGAACAAGTGTCTTCAAACATAACGATAATGGGACCAAATGCGGCTATTGCTACAGAGGACGTTGTGTTCTGGATGGGCATAGACAACTTTTATGTTTATGAAGGACGCACAAAACAATTGCCTTGCACGGTTAAGGAGAAAGTGTTTTTAGATTTTAACTTGCAGCAATCTGACAAAGTTGTTGCGGGGGTTAACTCTGAGTTTTCAGAAGTTTTTTGGTTCTATCCCTCTGCGGGCAGCGCGGAAAATGACCGATACGTAGTTTTTAATTACGCAGAAGCACTATGGTACTTTGGCACTTTGTCTCGCACAGCTTGGTTGGACCGCGGCACACGGCAATTCCCCATGGCCGCGGAAGCAGGGTATATTTATAACCACGAAACAGGTTACGATGACGATGGTTCTGCTATGAATTCTTTTATAGAATCAGCAGTCATGGACATACAGGACGGGGACAGCTTCTTGTATATTCGTAGAGTGGTGCCGGATTTGACTTTTGTGGGTTCTACTAACCTTAGTAGCCCGCAGGCCACCTTAACGATCAAAGCTCGAAATTTCCCCGGTGCAGATTTCGGCAGCACTGATGCAGGGATCGCGGAACGTACTTCAAGTTCCCCGGTGGAGTTGTACACACAGCAATTGTTTTTACGGGCGCGGGGGCGATCTTTCGCTTTGCGTGTAGAATCAAGTGCATTAGGCGCAAAATGGAAACTAGGTTCTCCTAGAGTAGACATGCGCCCAGATGGGAGACGTTAGTGCCGGATCCAAAGCAGAGCGGTGTTGCACCGCCTAGATTACCGGAGCCTACTGCGGAATATTCGCAGCCATATATGGATGATTTAATTCGTACTCTGCAGTTTTTTATTGTGCAACAAACTGTCCCCGGCCCTGTGCGGGCGCAGAGTGTTTTTGTAACAGGATCAGATACTTCGTCGCCAGATTTGAGTGACGGAGTAATTGAAGCGTCCACTTTGACGTTAAATGATTTGCCTTCTAGTGCGTCGGGACTTGCCGCCGGACAACTATATAGAGACGGAACCACCGTGAAAATCGTGACATAACGATCTTTTTGCGTATAATCATGTAAGATAGTAAGAGTTGAACCATGGGCTTATTTGACAAAATCGGAGATGTCTTTGAGGACGTAAAGGACGCAATCGTAGATGCGGCCCCTGTTTTGGTGCCTGTCGCCCTCTCTTATTTTGCTCCGGGCATGAGTTTGGTGAGCAGGCAAGCTCTTGGTGCAGGTATTGGCACTTTGTTGAAAGGTGGCAAACCAGAGGATGCGCTTAGATCAGCGGCTATCGGCGGCGCTCTTGGTGCAGTACAGGGCGGCATCGGCGGTTTGATGCAAGGTGGGCAAGGTTTCGGCGCGGGCATGAAAGGCGCTTTCCAAAGCACAGATGGTACGGGTATTTTTGGTCGTCCTCTACGGGCGTCCGCCGCTGGTGGTGACCGCACTTTCAAGGAGAGCCTTCTAGGTAGGAATCAATTCGCGGGCCAGCCCCCGGCTAACGCTGCGGAAGCCGCTAGAAATGCCGCCGACGCAACAAACTTTTTAAATAGAGCGGGCAACCCCGCTCCTTCTTTGGGCGACCCACCTAGCTTCATTGCAAGTCCGTTTAACAGCGGCCCGTCTACAGAAGCCATACTAAACTCAAGTAATTTCCAAACTTTAGTAAATGAAAAAGGCTTGTCCCCAGACAAGGCACTTTCAATCTTGAAAGAAGAGTATACCCCATCTGCCCTCTCTCGCTTTGGCCTTCCTGCTTTCGGGCTTGCAAGCCTCGCAACTTTCGCTGGCGACGACGAAGAAGAAGAAGAAGACGATGAATACATGATGACAGGAGCCGATAAATTTTATGCAAACCCCGAAGATTATAAAATTCGGCTATACAAAGAAGGTGGAGAGGTGCCCAGCAAGTACAAGGGTTTTTCAAAGCTTCCTGAAGCTGTTCAAAATAAAATCGACCCCTCTCTTGCGGCAAAGTACAAAGCCGGTGGTGAAGCTTACCCACGGCGCACCGGCGGCATAGGCCCCGGAATAGGTTCTGGTACAAAGGACGATGTTCCCGCGCTTCTCATGGATGGAGAATTTGTAATGACGCGTGACGCAGTGAAAGGCGCAGGTAACGGAAGTATTAAAAAAGGCATTAATCGAATGTATGATGTAATGCGTGACCTAGAAAACAAGGCGACAGCATAATGGCTACTCAAACACAAATTGTGCGGGAATCACCTGAAGTCGAAGCCCTAAAATTAGGGTTGATGGAATCTACAAAAGATTTAATCAACAAGCCTTTAGACTTGCCAGACGCAGAGGTTGCAGAGTTAACGCAGCTTCAAAAGGACGCCCTCGCAAAAACGGGCAGCATGTATGACCCAACTGCGGACATAGATGCCGCAAGAGGGCAACTGTCTGAATCAGAAGCCATCCTTATGGCTATGCTTGGGAAAGACGGCGGAGCAGGCATCCAAGCCGCCATGAACCCTTATATAGATGAGGTTATAAATCGTTCGGTCTCCCGGCTCCAAGACGAAGAACGTAGACAGCAAAATATGTTGGGCGCAAAAGCGGCGGACTTGAATGCCTTTGGTTCGCGAGCGGACCTTATGTCGGGCGTCATTAGTGCAGATGCTGCTCGTGCCGCCGGTGATTTGTCTGCTAATTTGTTGAAAGAAGGGTTTACTGACGCCACTAACCGAATGTCCAACGTTGCTACGGGGATTGCAAGCCTAGCAGGGCAAGGCGCAGGGTTGGGGGAACTGCAACAAGCTTTAGAGCAACAGGGCATCGGCTTTATGTTTGATGTAGGCACCAAAGAACAGGCTCAAAATCAAGTTGAACTGGACACCGCTCGACAAAACGAAATGCAGGATTTGTTTGAACCGTACAAACGCATAGCGTTTGGGTCTGACATATATGCAGGCGCTCCTTCTGGCAGCATGACCACAACGGAAGGTGGCTCTTCACGGGAGCCGTCGGCGTTTGAAAAGCTGTTTGGCAATGTAGTTGCGGGGGTTTCCGCAGGGGCGGGTATTAACAGCCTGTTTGGATAAGGTGAATAAATATGGCGGTTTACGATAGAAACATGTTCCGCGGATCACGGCCTACGGCTCGTGGTAATTCGCCAAAAGCCGCCACTCAGGCGGTTTCTTCTATGGCGAACATGGCGCAGAACGTTGCTGGCCCTATGATCCAAGAGGGCATTGCCGGTGTTATGAAGGACATGACGGCGGGCGTAAAGGCGGCTGAAGATTATCGTGGGGCCATGAATGCATTTCGGGGAGATGACAAGTCTGTAAAGGAGCGCCGTCAGGAGCTTGGTGGGATTGTTGGCATGAAGGACGCTAACAAGACGCCAGAGTCGGTGCTGACTTTAGTGCAGCCTGTCATGGAAATGCGTGAGATGGGTCAGGTTGATCAAGGCATTGGTCAGGTGGCACAAAAGGCCATGGACACGCCGGTAGAGGGCAAGATGGCGCAAGGCATCATGCAGCCTGTGCGTATGACGTCTGGCGGTCCGGCAACCTTGGCAGAGCTTTACAAGCAAAACCTGCCAACGATTCAAGAGATTTACGGCGACGACACCGACGAGCTTCGCAAGCGGGCGACGGGTCAGTTCTTGTTGGGCACCGCAGCACCTCTTGGTTTGGCGATTGCTCAAGGCATGCCTATTGAGGAAGCTTTGATGCGCGGCTTGCCAGAGCTTGGCAAGGTTGGCGCGGGCGTGGATGCGGCAAAGCGCAAGACACGGGACGCGCAGCGTCAGGCTGCACTGAACATGGCGACAACCCAGCTTGCCGCTCAAAATGAGTTGAAATCATTCGCGCCCGGATCGGCCATTTATAGAGGCGGCGTACAGATTGGCACCGTTCCAGCCAAACCTGAAGGCCCCGGAGCCATACAGGAACTGGTTTACACCGGCGCAGAGCCCATTCAGGTTGAAGGTTTTGGAACAATCCAACCTAATAAGCCTTTAACCATTGGAGCTAATGAACTGGCGGCTTTCCCAGCCAACATAAGGTCTAGCTTCAAGAAATTTGTAGCGCCCGCGACTGAGAAGTTCACCTCTCAAACGCTATACAAAAAGACTGACGACGGGTACGAGTCGACATTTGTCACCTCTTTGGAACAGGCTAACGCCGCCAAAGGTCAAGGCTTTACAGAAGATAGCCGCCCGCCGGGTGAACAGACCGGTGAGTTCAAATTCTACCAAAACAAAGAAACTGGCGAACAAGTGCTTCTTTCTAATAAGGAAGTTGCTGGCATGTCAAATACACAGCGCGGAAACCTTACTGCTGTTCCACGACAGACGACTCGCGGCGAGCTTCGCGACGTAACCTTCCGCACTCCACAGGTGATTGCAGGCGTCCTACGCCCAGCGGGCACAACCTTCAAAATGTATGACAGCGAAATCGAAACACTGGGAAGGGAAAATCCGGAAGCTCGCGCACAGATGATTGACTCGCCCAGCATGGCAGACATTAAAGTTCTGTATAAGCCAAAAGCTGACGGCTCCTTTGAGCATAAAGCGGTTTATACGCCGGATGCTTACACGAACGCGATTAACAACGAAGGCTTTAGCCCGCAGACTCCAGAGAAGTTCCAGTTTGTTAAAATGTACAAATCGGATGCACAAGGAAATATTACATTCAAGACTGCGCGTACTCATGCAGAAATGAACCGGATGATTGCTAGTGATTTCCGGCCATACACTGAAGAACTTCGCACTTTGGGCAATAAAGTCCTGTCCATTGCGCCCACAGGTACTACGGTTGTTGCCACCGCCGACGACCCCGCCACATTGTTTAACCAGAACGGCGAATCAAAAGTCGTTAAAAACAGCGACGAAGCTCTTTCTGCACGTCAGGCAGGATTTCACTTCACTAGCAAGCCCGAAAGAAAGGGCCTGTCTGTTTCGTTGGCTAATGCGCTGCTTGTTGATCTTAGCGACAACATTGCAAACGGAGACTTTAGCCAAGAGCAGCTACGTCAATTCCAGTCGGCGGTCAGCATCGTGCGGGATACCCCGCGGATTACCGCAGGTGAAGGCGGCGAAGGACTTGTTACCGTCGGTGGCACGATTCCGCCGCACGTCATTGAAGCTGTTCGGCTTGCAAAAGCGCGTGATGCTAACTTTGACGACATGGGACTCCTTGAAACCGCGCAGGCAGCGGAATCGGAAGGTATCGAATACGAAGGCATCATTGACCCGACAGTTGATTATGGTGCATCAGTGGGCCCACGAGACAAACTTTCTCGCGGCTTTGCAGGTGTGGCCGACTTTACTAAAGAATTAATTTTTGGGGACTCTTACAATCCCACTAACCCTGAAGCGTTTGAAGCTGTCAGAAATTTGCAATACCTTAACGTTATCACCGTCACACGGGCTTTAAACGCCATCGGGGGCAAGGACACAGAGGGTCTTAGAAAGCGGATTGAATCTCTCCAAGTTGACCCATTTGATGCCTTCTTATCAAAGTCAAAGCTGTTGTCCTCGACAAGCAACATGTTGTCTTTCTTGAGAGACAGCAAAAAAACTTTGAATGACAAGTCTGATAAGGCGGGCACTGTTCAGTTGCGGAATAAAATTCAAGGGGACATTGGTGAGCTTGACTACCTGATTTCACAATACGAAACTTTGGAAACTGGCTTGAGGGGTTCTTCCGCGGGCTTTAACGCGGCAGGGAGCCCGGATCCGTTGAACGCACCTTCTTTGGTGCCGGTAAAACCTTCGCTGATGCCGGTAAAACCTTCTTTGGATCCGGGGGGATAACATGGCTGAATTTACAACACCCGCGGTTACCATGGGCGCAGTTTTTGAGGATAACACCGACTTTCAGCCGGGGTATACTCCTGACCGTCCACTACGCAAAGTAGACAATCCTTTATCACTTAATTTTGATGAATTGTATGACGCAGGTTACTCAAACTATGCCATAGCAAAAGCGGTAGGCGCGGAGTTTGGTAAAGACCTTGACGGCTTTGTAAAGCAAGGCGGTAATGTCAATGATTTCTTATACACCTATACAGATATCGCGGAACCCGGATCAATCGGTGCCTTTACAGATAGGCTTTTCCGCAGCCTGACAAAGTCCACACCCACAACCGCCGGGATCATCGGCGGTGCAAAGTTAGGTGCAAGAGTACCTGTTGCACAGCCTCTGCCTACGTTGGGCGGCATGGCTGTTGGGGGTGTTTTAGGATCACAAGTTGGTGAAGGCGCGGTTTCTGTCGGCGAAGACATAGGTTTGTTTGACACACGCCCATCTTTCCGCGGGGACAGGTTTGCTGCAATCATGGGCGACGTTGTAGGAGAGTCCTTGCCGTTTGTCTTTGGTACTCCTTACATGATGATGGGTAGCGGCAGCACCGCCGGGGCACTAGTTTCAGACCGTCTTGGAAAACTTCCGGGTATCTTTAGGCTTCCGGGTAAGGGTTATGCCGCAGTTGAAGATATGTTGCGCGGTGCTGCACAGACGGCTCGCGGTGAAAAAGGAGCGGCGGCAAAACGTTTGCTCTACGGCGTAGAAACCACCGCCGTAGGGACTTCTGCGATAGGCGGGGCTACTGGAGAGTTTTTAGCCGGTGACGCAGGTCAACTTACCGGTGAAATTGTTGGCGGCACGTTGGAACCAAGAGTTTTGGTAGCGCGTCAAATCCCTAATTTGTTGTCAAAAATTACGCCACGCTTCGGAACCGACGCTAGAGAATCTGCGCTGGGCGGAAAACTTCGTGCGTTTATGACAAAATATGGCGAAGACCCAGAATCTGTAATTAGAGAATTAGAAGTAGCTGCAAAAACTGACCCCATGCGCCTCAAGGGTTTCATGAATGAGTTAGGAGTGGAGTTGGAGCTTCCACCGCTGACCCCGGATCAGATCACTGGCTCTCCTGTTCTTTCAATGCTTCGCCAAACGGTAGCGAGGCGCGGCAAGGACTCCACAATAGATGTCGAGGCCGCTGCTCGTGCAGAACGTGGTTTTGAATTTGTTGAACAAGTGATTCAAGTTTTGCGGCAACAGGGCGACCCCGCCTCAGTTAAAGCTGCGGCTGAGATACAGTCAGAGGCAATTGAACAAATCATTCTTCTTAATTTACAGGACGCTAACGCAAGCGCCTTATCTGCGGCGGCGGCGTTAGGGAAGAATGATGACTTTGACATCATCAGTTTGAACTTGAAGACAAACTTTGACCGGATCGTTACAAACGCAAATGCCCAAGAAAAAAAGCTTTGGGACGAAATACCTACTGACACAGAAGTAGGCTTTGAAAACACCCTTGAAGCCCTTCCTATGATTAAGGAAGAGTTTTTTCTTGAGACAGAAGATTTCCCGTCCAACATAGCTGGGCAAATTTCTTTGTTAAGAGGCCGGTTGGGTCTGGATGCGGAAGAACCGGCGGAAGTTGTAGACGCGGCAGTTAGTTCTGCTCAAAAGGCGATGGACAATTTACCCCCGCCGGTCCGTAAAGATTACGAGGATGTGCTGCAGATCGTTCTGGACCCAGAACAGAGTCGGCTTTTTCGGCAGGGCCCAGAGGTTTCACCTGAAGATTCTGTGGACCCTGATTTCTTGTTGCAGCGCCCTGTGCGAGTGCTTGACGCTATTCGCGCTCGTAGGAAAAAGCTGGGCAATGCCATCACCCCCGGTGAAAAAGCTCGTTTGAAAAATGCGGAGCGGGCGGCTAACGCTGAACTAAAGCTGATCAAGGCAACTCAAAACCAACCCCCCGCGCCGATACCGGATGAACCAGAGCCTATCTTTGCTAAGACTTTGGTGAAGCTTCGTAGCCGTGCGTTGGAAGCTTCACGTATCGCCATGAAAGACGGGCGCAACCAAGAAGCAAAAGCTTTGGGGCAATTGGCTAACGCTATTTTGAAAGATTTGAATGCGGTTGCAGAAGGTAATAAAGCATACGATGTAGCACGTACATTTTCTCGCGGCAAAAACGACGCCCTTCGCAGGGCCTTCTTAGGCGATATCATGCAGCGCGATAAAAACGGCGCAGATATATATGAGCCTACGCTGCTGCATTTATCACTATTTGAAGGCGGCGCGGACCCAACCGCGATGCGCTTTAGAGAAATTTTTGATAGTTCTGAATTTGTACAAAAAGAACTGGATAGGTTGGAAGTAGACCCCACTCTGCGTATTCCTTTAGATGACGTTGAACTTGGTCCGGTAAGTCAAGATTCATTGCGTACCGCTTTAGCAAAAGCGGTTCAATATACCGCCGCGGAAGTCTTAGACCCACAAACAAGCAGAATTGATCCCGCAAAAGCGGCGGCGTTCTTGCAAAGCAACGAAATGCTGCTGCGTAATTTCCCACAGATAAAAGTCATGCTTGACGATGGCAGGGCGTTTGAAGACGCCGTGAAGCTGTATGAAAAGCAGAGAGAAACTTTCGTAAAACTAAACAACGGAAATTCTGTACTTGCAAAAATTCTGCGGGATGAAAACCCTTCTACTGCATTATCTTCTGCATTGGGATCTACGCTGCCCGCGACAAACCTAGAAACCGTAATCCGCACCGTGAAAACGGCTACAACGGGTGCAAACCGTGCAGATTTAGAAGCAAAAGGTTTTGAACCAGACGCGGCGATGGATGGTCTTCGCTCACTCATGCTGGAATGGATGTGGACAAAAGGTGGCGGCTCCGCTAACGGGTTCAGCCCTTCCGCCGCACTGAAAATTATGTTTGAGCCTTTGCAGAAAGGCAGAGGTGACCCACGTGACCCTGTCCGCGTCACACGGCAAAAACAAGCACAGCGCGTATCTGTGGCAGACATCCTTAAAGATGAGGGCGTTTTCACCGCGGCAGAGTTAGACCGCTTGAAATATCTGCTTGACCGTGGGCAAAAGTTAGAAGTCGCTTCCCGTAAAGGTGGGAAAGCTGCAGAAGACATGGTCGAAGAAATGGGCGGCTTGACTGACCTTCTTGTTCGGCTCGCGGGTGCCCGGTTCGGAACTTCAGTGGCAAGCATGGCAGGCATGCGGTCACAAGGTCTTATCGAAGCAGGAGCCGGTGTTCGATTCGCTAGAGGATTGATGGGCCGGAACACAGAAGGTTTGCAGTTAAGCCTTCTAGAACGGGCGGTCATAGACCCTGAGTTTTTAGTCAAAATTTTGAAAAAAGGCGATACGCCAAAAGCGCAGCTTCAAAACATGAAGTTTTTGAACGCATATCTTATCGGTGCGGGATTGAGCTTGGGCGATGAGGATGACGTGTCACCGGGCCCGGACGTGGAGATAGATACTCCGGTAGACCAACGCCCGCAGGGCTTAGATATCTATAAACTGCCCTCTGCAAACCCGTCGTTTGATGAGAGGCTAGACCAGATTTTAAATCAATCAAGCATGGCACCGGTTCCTTCATCGGTGCCTATGCCTGCGCCGCAGACGGCGTCTGCCTCGCCCGCCTCGCTGGCGCAGGCAACCCCTCAACCTGACACGCGCCGCCGTATGGCCGCAGCTTTTCCCGGCGACGGGATCATGGGCTTAATGGGAACTGGATAATGGAATCGAACTTTTTTAAAAGCCTTGAGATGGTGTTGAAGCATGAGGGTGGTTTTGTCGATCACCCTGAAGATCCCGGTGGTGCCACCAACAAAGGCATCACGCACCGCACCTACTCAGAGTTTCTTGGTCGCCCCTTGGAAGACGTGAACGAATTGAAAAACATCCCAGACGATCACGTAGAACTTATCTACAAGCAAGGGTACTGGGACAAAGTAAAAGGCGACGAACTGCCCGGTGGTGTGGATTTCACTACCTTTGATTGGGCCGTCAACTCCGGGCCCGGACGCGCAGCTAAGTATCTGCAAGGCATCGTCGAGGCAACACCTGACGGGGCCATCGGACCACGGACCTTGGAACAGGTCGCTCAGTTTGAGCCTGAGTATCTTATTAAAGCCATGGCAGAAGACCGTGAAGGGTACTATCGCTCTTTAAAAACTTTTGATACCTTTGGTAAAGGCTGGCTGCGGCGAAACAGAGAAACTCTGGAAGCCTCGCTTGAAATGAGGAACGTGTAATGGCAAACCCGAACGAAGACCGCGCAAGAGATATAGCTGCCCGTGGCGGTCAAGATCAGTACGAGCTTGAAAAATTCATGGAGATGACTGGTCGGTCAAACACCAATCCTTATGGCGATGCCGGAAGATTTGGCTCCAATGCTGACTATTCGGGGATTATGTCGGCGCAACAAATTAACGACATTAATCGCATAGCGTTTGAACAGGCGAAAGGCTTACAGAGCGGCAGAGGTTTTCAAGGCAGAGGCATGGGTGCGCCGCAACAAGGTTATGCACCAGCTTTAAAAATTGGTGAAAGAATACCCGGCGGCACAGTAGCCGCCGCTAACCCAGAAGCAAGTGGCCTTGGATCTTTCTTAAAAGGCGGCGGATTTTTGGGTGCGTTTCTTGGTGGTGGTAACCGTCCCAGAAAATTTGTCCCAGTCGGTAGTGGCGGCGATGCTCTGGACGCTGTTGATTATAATACCGTACCTCAATCATCCCTATCAGGGCGCACCGCTCCGCCGCTTCCATACGATGCAGCCAGAATGACTGAGATTAACCGGACCTTAGTAAACCCTATAAGAGAACGCGGCGTCTTTGACGTATCTCCAATGGAAGAAATCGCCAACCCCGGTGGTCAGGCGTATGAAGCGCCTGTGGCGGACATGGTAGACATGACACTGCCAACACCGCCCCCAGAAAACATTGCGGAAATGGTTTCAACGAGGGGTGCAGTAGACGATGCAGTTGCTAGTATGCGGCAGGCACTCGACAGAAATTATTCCCCCGTCCCTGCCGACGTGACTAGAGAAAATTTGATGGACGCGATTTTGGCGAATCAAATTCGGAACCGAAGCGCAAGAAACGTTGAGAACCTTGTTGGTGAGGCTGCTGCGGACAGCTTTGCTAATCAAGAAGATATGGCGGAAAAGGCCCGCCGCATGCAAGAAATTAATAACCCGCCGGGTGATCCAACAAACACCCTGCTGAACAGGTTAGATTTGTTTATGGAAGATGATGGGATGAGTCTTCGTCGCGGGAGTTACCAGCCCCAATTATCAGAATTTATTGGAGAAACTGTGACCCCAACCTCTGTGTCTAAAGAGGTGACCGTAGGTGACGAAAGAGCCCGGTTGATAGGTGAAGAAAGGACACGTCAAGAAATAGAAAACCAGCTTGTTTCTCAGGGCGTAAGCCGCCCACAAGCTCGCATGAGAGCAAACAAAGCGGTTTACGGGTTTGGTGATGCCACTCCGCGCACATCTATGGCGATAGGTCGGGGCGCTGATCCAATGGCGGCTGCTTTTGAGGCTGGCCTGCCGCCGTTAAGATAATATTGCAGACCCGGCAACGGGTCTGTTCTACTTCCCGTGCAGTTTCACAGATTGGGCATAGCCCGTCAGCTTCACGCCGGGACATGGTGCCGTCACCTACGACTATTGGAACCATTC